ATGCAGACAGCGCTCCGGCACAGACCGAACTCCTGGCAGACCTGGTCGCAGATGCTGTACCGCATGTGCACCATCCTGTACGTGCAGAATACCTGCGTCATCGTTCCGGTGATGGACAGGACGGGCGAGATTCTCGGGATCTATCCGCTGCTGCCGACGACCTGTTCGGTGAAGGAGTTCAACGGCAGACAGTATCTGCGCTTCGAGTTCCGGCACGGCGAGTATGCAGCGGTGGAGCTGGAAAAGTGCGGGATCCTGACGCGGTTCCAGTACAGATCTGACTTCTTCGGAGAAGGCAACGTGAACGCGCTGCGGCCGACGATGGAACTGATGCACATCCAGAACCAGGCCATCGAGACCGGAGTGAAGAACAGCGCGTCCTACAGATTCATCGCCCAGCTGAGCAACTACGCCACGGACGAGGATCTGGCGAAGGAGCGGGAACGCTTCACGGAGTACAACCTCCGGCAGGGATCCGGCGGCGTGCTTCTCTTCCCGAACACGTACAAGGACATCCGGCAGGTATCCGCCTCGCCGTTCACGGTGAGCGCCGAGGAGCAGAAGCTCATCAGCGACTATGTTTACAACTACTTCGGCGTGAACGAGAAGATCCTCCAGAACATGGCGGACGACGACATGGAGAACGCGTTCTATGCGGGCGAACTGGAATGGCTGGCGGTGCAGACCTCGGAGGTCCTGACCGCGATGCTGTTCAGCAAGACGGAGCAGAGCAACGGATCCCACGTGGAACTGAACGCGAACCGGCTGGAGAACATGTCTCTGAAGAACAAGCTGGAACTGGTCAAGAGCATGATAGACCGCGGCATCCTGAAGACGGATGAGGTCCGCGAGCTGTTCGGCTTCGACCCGATGGAAGACGGCATGGGCGACAAGACGCCTATCCGCGGAGAATACTACTTCCTCGAGGACGGCAAGCCCGGATCCGAGGAAGCGCCTGCAGAAGAGGAGGCAGAAAATGCCGTATCTGATTAACGAGAGAGAATACCGCTCGATGCCCTTGATGGAGCACAGAGCGGAGGAAGGCGAAGAGAAGAACGAGTACCTGGTGGAAGGATACGCGACCACCTTCGGCGACCCGTACCTCCTCTTCAACTGGGAAGGGACTGACTACTACGAGACTATCGAGCGCGGCGCCATTGACGAGACTACGCAGATGGAGGACGTCATCTTCCAGTACGACCACGAGGGAATGGTCTATGCCAGGAAGCACAACAATACCCTGGCGATTTTTCCCGACGACCACGGCCTGAAGGTCATGGTCGACCTATCGAAAACATCGGACGCCCGGAACATGTTTGAGAACATCGTTTCCGGAAACGTGTACCAGATGAGCTGGGCGTTCGTCGTTGATGCTGACGAGTTCGACACAGACACACACACGCGGAAAGTGAAGCACGTGAAGCGGATCTATGACGTGAGTGCGGTGTCCATGCCGGCGAACCCGTCGACAGAGATCTATCCTATCGCGCAGCAGCGCATCCACGGAGCGATGGAGCAGCTGCGCCAGGAGATGGTTGAGCGCGAGCGGAAGATTAAGATCATTAAGATCCTAACGGAGGTGAAGTGATGAACTTCAACGAGATGGAAACCTCCGCCCTGGAAGCCCGCAAGGCTGAAATCGGCGCGGAGTGCGAGAAGGACGGCGCGGATCTGGACGCTCTTCTGGAGGAAGCCAGAGCCATCAACGCCGAGCTGGAATCGCGTGTCGCCGCTGAAGCGGCAAAAGCAGAGATCCGCGAGATGGTCGCCGACCAGGACGCGGGCCTCGAAGTCGAAACTATCGAAGAAGAAAGGAAAACAGTCATGGATAACATGGAGATCCGCAACAGCAAAGAGTACGTCGACGCGTTCGCCGAGTACATCAAAACCGGCAAGGACGGCGAGTGCCGCTCTCTGCTCACCGAGAACGTATCCGGCACTGTCCCGGTTCCGGAACTCGTTTATGAAGAAGTCAAGAATGCCTGGGAAGAGGAAGGCATCATGCGCCTCGTCCGCAAGAGCTATCTGCGCGGCAACCTGAAGGTCTCCTTCGAGATCTCCGGCGAAGGCGCTGCGGTCCACACCGAAGGCGCTGCGGCTGTCAACGAGGAGAGCCTCATCATGGGCGTCGTGAACCTCGTTCCCGCAACCATCAAGAAATGGATCGGCATCAGCACCGAGGTCATGGATATGCGCGGCGAAGCGTTCCTGCGCTACATCTACAGAGAGCTCGCGCACCACATCGCCAAGAAAGCGGCTGATGAACTCATCGCCAAGATCGAGGCGTGCGACACCCAGTCCACCACGACCTGCGTCGGCGTTCCCGCCATCACCGAAGCCAGCATCGCTCTCGGCACGGTAGCGAAGGCCATCGCGCAGCTCAGCGACCAGGCAAGCAACCCCGTCATCATGATGAACAAACTGTCCTATGGCCAGTTCAAAGCCGCCCAGTACGCCGCCAGCGTTTCCGCTGACCCGTTCGAGGGCTGCCCGGTGCTGTTCAACAACACCATCGCGGCCTACAGCGCAGCGTCCACCGGTGACACCTACGCCATCGTCGGCGACCTCGGCTACGGCGCTCTCGCGAACTTCCCGGACGGCGAAGAGATGAAGTTCGTCTTCGACGAGTTCACGCTCGCCACTCAGGACCTCGTCCGCATCGTCGGCCGTGAGTACGTCGCTCTGGCACCCGTGGCGCCGAACGCGTTCGTCAAGATCCAGAAGTAATCCAACTTCACACACTTTTTGGGAGAGAAACAAATGAAGACACTAATTGCGGTCCCCTGCATGGACCAGGTAGCGGCGCCCTTCGCCCAGTCCCTCGCAATGCTGCAGAAGCAGGGCGAAGTCGCCGTGGCGTTCCAGGTCGGAAGCCTGGTATACACGAGCAGAAACAAACTGGCCCAGATGGCCATCAATTACGCCTGCGACTATGTTCTCTGGCTGGACAGCGACATGATGTTCCCGCCTGAGACGCTTCAGTACATGCTGAAGGAATGCGAGGAGAAGGATCTGGACGTTCTGTCCGGTCTTTACTTCCGCCGCGTCGCACCGTATGCGCCGGTGCTCTTCACGAAACTCGAGATAAGCGACACGGGCGTCGTCGTGGATGACCTTCACGGCGACGTCCCGGACTCGCTCTTCGAGCTGGAGGGAATCGGGTTCGGATGCGTACTGATGCGGACTGAAGTCCTCATCGCGGTGCAGGCGAAGTTCTACGACATGTTCACGCCGCTCAACGGAGTGGGAGAGGATCTCTCCTTCTGCTGGAGGGCGAGGCAGTGCGGGTACAAGATCTGGCTGGACCCGAAGATCCAGCTCGGCCATGTAGGGACACAAGTCGTCACGAAGCAATTCTTCGATTCTTACAGGGAGACATTGAGACAAAATGCTGAGCAAAGTAAAACTGGCGATGCGCCTGACGACAACGGCGTATGACAGCGAGATCACACGGCTGATTAACGCGGCGTGCGCGGATCTCGGCGTCGTTGACATCACTGCGACAGCCACAACGGAGGACGCTCTCCTGACGCAGGCCATCATCACCTACTGCAGGCTGCACTTCGGAACGCCGGAGGACTATGACCGGCTCAAGGCGTCCTACGATGAACAGAAGGCGCAGCTGATGACCGCGAAGGGATACGGGTTCCCGGCATAAGGAGGCGTCCATGATTCGAGCAGATGTTATCACCCTCATCACGGAACCCTCTCACGGCGCGTTCGACGCCTACACGGCGAGCACGCAGCAGGTGTACGCCGAGATCCGGAGCGTCAAGTCTTCCGAGTTCTACAAGGCGCTGAATGACGGCCTCGAACCGCAGTACATCTTCGTCCTGACGGACTACGCGGATTACAACGGCGCCAAGCTCATCAAGTACGGCGACAAGTACTACGACGTGGTCCGCGCATATACGCCGGTGGACGGTCAGACCATCGAGATCACAGTCAAGAAGCACGAGGTGAACGGATGACATTCGCGACATTAGGAACGAAACTGAAGGCCATCACGGTCAACAGCAAGGCTCTTCCGTTCGCCCACATGGCATGGTCCTCGGCACCGGCCGGGGATTACGGCGTGTACGGCGAGGACTTCGGGGACAACCAGTTCAACGCGGACGGCCGGTACGGCGAGAGAGCCATCCGGGGATCCGTGGACTGGTTCACCAGAACGGACGACCTCACCGCATTCAACGCCATCGAGACGTGCTTCAAAAACATCCAGGACACGGAGCAGGGCGCGTTCTCCTGGTACCTGAACACGGTCCAGTATGAGGACGCAACGCACTTCCTCCATTACGAATGGATAGTCGAGGTGGGATGATGGCCTACAAGTTGAACGCAAGCGGACTCCAGGAACTGCAAACGCAGATGGAGCAGATGGGGATGAATACGCCAGGCGCAATGAAGCGGGCAGTATATGCCGGAGCGAAAGAAATTGCCGACGCCGTCAGGCGGTCAGTTCAGGGCGCAACATCTGAGCCAACCGGAGTCCTGGCGCAGTCTCTGGCAATTTCCAAATTAAAAGCAGACGGGCGCACCGTTTCAACTACTATCGGCTTTTCGGGATATGATCCGGCGCATAAAAGCGACAAGTTCCCGAAAGGCGTTCCGAACTCACTGAAAGCAGCCGTTCTGGAATCAGGGCGGAGCGACCAGCCGGGACGCAAGAAGACACACTTCTTCTCCAGGGCGATGTCCGCATCACGGGAAGCCGCGCTGCAGAGCATGGAGAACGAATTTCTATCATCACTAACGAAAGATTTAGGAGAATAACATGGCATATGTAACCACTGGCTTTTCCAAGCCTTACTATGCGCTCTATGCCGCGAGCGGCGGATCCGTGACCTACAGCAACGGCACGAACCTCGCCAGGGGCGTCTCCGTAGCAGTTGACGCGACTGTCGTCGAGGACAACAACTTCTACGCGGACAACATCCTCGCGGAGAGCGAGAACGGACAGGTCTCCGGCGGCACCCTGACGCTGACGGTGGACGGTCTGTCTCCTGCTGCACGCAGGGCCATCTACGGCCTGCCGGCAGCATCCACGACCGGGACCTACAACGGATACACCGGCTACGGCGACGAGGCGGCCATGCCCTTCGTCGGCGTCGGCTTCATCCGCAGGACCATGAACAACGGGACGACCAACTACTGGGCGGTCGTGTTCCCGAAAGTGAAGTTCGCCTTCGACGGAGAAGACGCGCAGACCTCTGAGGACCAGATCTCCTGGCAGACCAAAGAGCTGAGCGCATCCTTCTTCAAGGATGACACGGCGAACCACAACTGGAAATATGTCAACGATACAGCATTCACGAGCGAGGCGCTTGCGGAGGCGGCTATCAAGACATTCCTGAGCATTACCTAATTCATCGGGAGGGGAAAGAAACGATGGACTTCACTATCAAGGGCGTGAGCATTCCGCTCGCGTACACTATCCGCGCAAAGAAGGCGCTCCGGGACGAGTTCGATTCTCCGGAAGCGCTGCAGAAAGCCTTCGCGGTGGACAACGATGTGGACCTGGCGTACAACACCAGTCGCATCGCTGCCATCATGGCAGAGGCGGAATGGTACAGGCAGAAGGCAGAAGCCGCTTTGCTGGGTACGGAGATCACCGCGAGGAGGATCCCGCAGGACGACCTGTTCTCCCTGCTGGACACCGACACGACGGTGGAGCTGGTGAAGGCCATCACCCTGACCGTTACGGAGGCGAACAAGACCTCCGTCCAGGCCGATTCGGGTACACCAAAAAACGCAGAAGCCGGGCAGTAAAAGTCACTACTGCCTGGCTTCTTGGCATGGGCCTGAAGATGGGGCTTCCGTATCAGGAGATCCTGAACATGACGCCCGGAGATCTGACGGACCTTGCTACGTGCTACGCCATCGCAAACGGTGCGCGGGAGCGTTTCACGTACACCTTTGACGAAATAATGGAGATGAGATAAATGGCGGGAACTATAAGAGCGCAGATAAAGCTCGACGGAGGTCAGGCATTCGCAAACGACTTCAAGAAGGCGGCGTCTGCGGTCAGCGCGGCGAATAGCGAACTGAAATATCTTGACACCGAACTGAAGAAGAACGGGCAGTCCACCGAGGCTCTGTCGAAGAAAACAGAGGCGGTGAACAAAGCCTGGAAGGCCGAGCAGGATACCATCGACCAGCTGACGAGCCGCATCGAAGAATTAAACAACATGACCGGAGAGGACACCACGGAAGCGGTGAACCAGCTCACGGCTGAACTTTATAAACACAAAAAGGCGCAGGCTGAACTCGGTGAGTCCATCGAGGAGACCGGGGACGACTTCGGAGATCTCGCCGACGACATCGCTCTGGCTCAGGCTACGATGGACACCTTCAAGGACATCGCGGTCTCGCTGGCGAAGGAGATCTGGAACCTTGGCAAGGACGCGGTCCAGTACAACGCGCAGATGGAATCCTACCAGAAGACCATCGAGGCGTTCTTCAAGACGAGCGGGATGTCCGCAGACCAGGCATCCAAAGCGACGAAGGAACTCATCGCGAACCAGAAGGAACTGTCCACCGTGGTCGGCCTCGGAGCCGATAAACTCATTGACGCCAACAAGATGCTCATCGCAGCGGGCGTCAATGGAGAGAGATCACAGGAAGCCATCGCCGGACTGGCGAAGGCCATCGTGGCGGTCGGCGGCGGAAACGAAGAGTTCAACCGCATGGCGAGCAACCTCCAGCAGATCCAGAGCGTGGGCAAGGCCGCAGCTGCGGACATGAAGCAGTTCAGCATGGCCGGCGTTGACGTCTATTCTCTAATCGCTGACCAGACCGGGAAATCCGTCGAGCAGCTGAAGGAGATGGACATCACCTTCGACATGATTGTCGACGCATTGACGGCGGCAACATCAGAGGGCGGTCGCTTCTTCGAAGCGGCGCAGGTCGGAGCGCAGACCCTTCAGGGACAGACGGCGCTCCTGGAGACGACATGGCGCGAAGGACTGGGCACAGCCTTCGAGCCTGTCAACCAGGCGCTCTCGGAGAAGCTCATCCCCGCGGCGCAGAACCTCGTCGAGAACGTCGACTGGGAAAGCATCGGCACAGCGATGGAGACCGCGGTGGAAGGCGCGAGCAAGCTCGTGGAAGTCATTTCGTGGTTCTACGATAACTTCTCCAAGGCGGTCGACGACAACCGCGAACAGCAGGCCAAAGCCATGCTGGAACTCGCATCGGACAGTGACGAGGTAAAGCAGAAAGTCTTCGGGGACATGAGCGACGCGGCCCATGAATCGGGCCGTCTCATTCTCTCGGATCTGACGGACCTGCAGACCGGTCACAACGAAGCGATGGACAAGATGATAGAAGGCACCATGAAGTACAGCGACAAACTTCCGCAGCTGACGAATCAGGTGAAGGAAGAGCTGAACGAGAAACTGCCGAGCGTCTTCGAAGAGATGAACAAGGCGAGCGAGACATGGGGCTTCGAACTGGCGACCGGATACGCGGAAGGCATGCTGCGAGGGATCCCGCAGATCCAGGCAGCCGCCGACAAAGCAGCCGAAGCCGCCGCCGGTCCGCTTCACTTCTCGAGACCGGACTACGGTCCGCTTCGGGATTATGACAAGTGGATGCCGGAGTTCGTGTCAGGCCTTGCGAAAGGCATCGAGGACAGCGAGTGGATGCTGGCGGACGCTTCCGCAGATCTCGCGCAGACGATAACGAACAACACCATCACGAACAACGTGAGCATGGCGGTCTACGGCACAGCCGGACAGAGCGCGGACGACATCGCGAACGTGGTGATGCTGAAGATCCAGCAGGCTACTAATAGCAGAAGGGCGGTGTGGGCATGAGTTTCACTTTCAACGGAGTTTCAAGCGATAACTACAAGGTGACGGTGGAGAAGTGTCCGTCCTATCCTGTCGCCCAGCGGGTCGTTGAGCACATCCAGGTGCCGGGCAGAAACGGAGATCTCATCCGCGACACGGGAGCCTACGGCAACGTGGAACAGACCTATTCCATCTGGTTCGACGGACGGAACGATTCCATGCAGGAAGCGGCGAGATCCATCGCGCTCTGGCTGAACGGAAGCAAGGGATACTGCCGCCTTGAAGATACCTACGACACGGACGTCTACAGGATGGCCGTGATGAGCAATTACACGGAATACAGAAACTTCCGCAACAGGCTCGGCAGGGCGGACGTCACGTTCTCCTGCAAGCCTCAGCGGTTCCTGAAAACAGGCGAAACGCTCACGCCGGTGACGGGCCTGACACTTTCGAACCAGTACATGGACTGTTATCCCATCTACGCGGTGACAGGCAACGGCACGGTCACGGTGGACAGCAGAACGTTCACGGTGACGAACAACAGCGGCACCGTTCTGTACGTGGACAGCGAGAGCGGAGAGTGCTGGACGGGCGACCTCACGGTGAACAAGAGCTGGCCGTTCCCGTCGGTGAATCTGATGACGGCAAATCCGACGGGCAGTTTCAAACTGATGGGACTGACCTCCGGCGTGGCGAACCTGTACATCAACTACGACCTCGGCACCTTTTTCGGAAACGCGAGCGGGATCCTGACGGTGCCTATCGGTTCTAACTTTTCGCAGTTGGTCACATATAACACAACGACGGTCCTGTTCGAACATCTGGCGAACAGCCTGTACATGACGATGACGCTGACGGCCGGAACGAGCGCGAGCATTTCCGGCAATATCTCGACGGCGTACAACCGCAACGCGGACGTCACCGGCGACATCGTGGGCGTACCTCACGGCGGATGCCAGGTCAGCAAGACGGTGAGCGCCCTCAGCTGGGCGCCGCGCTGGTGGACACTGTAAAGGAGGGACGAGATGATTCCGATTCTCTTCTCTTCGAAGGCGACGAACTTCACGGGCAGGGGCATCGGTCTCCTGGCCGACACCATCTCCTGCAAGGTGGTGGAGGAGCGCAACGGAGCCTTTGAACTCGAGATGACCTATCCCGTGGACGGTCTGCATTACGCGGACATCGTGGAGCGGTCCATCATCATGGCTATCCCGTCTCCGTACAGAAACGCCCAGCCGTTCCGTGTGTACCTGATGGAACAGCCGATAAACGGCATCGTGACCATCAAGGCGAGGCATCTGTCCTACGACATGACAGGCATCCCGGTGGAGCCTTTTACGACGACTACGGACATCAGCGACGCGCTGGACGGTCTGGACACGAACGCGGCGGTCTCGTACAACTTCGTCCTGTCGACGGATAAGACGACGGCGGGGACGTTCACGCTGGAAAAACCGACGAGCATGCGGAGCGCGCTCGGCGGGATGGAGGGATCCATCCTCGACACGTTCGGCGGAGGCGAGTTCCTCTTTGACAAGTGGGACGTTCATCTTCTCAGCGCACGCGGAAGCGTGAAGGACTACCGCGTCGCATACGCGAAGAACATCACGGCATTCAACCGCGTGACCGACACGGAGAAACTGGTGACGGGCATCTTCCCGTTCTGGCACCGCGACACAGAGACGCAGATCCTGACGAGGAAGGTCGTGGAGATTATCGAGGACGCGGACTACACGAACGTGCCGGTGGTGGATCTCACGGACAAGTTCGACAGCAAGCCGACGAAGCAGCAGCTGCTGGATGCGGCGGAGCAGTACATCGCGGACAACGACCTCGGCGAGATGCAGGTGTCCCTGGATGTTTCCTTTGTCGACCTTGCCAGCATCGACGAATACGCGGGACGGGCGAGGGATCTGAAGATAGATCTCTGCGACACGGTGACCGTGGAGTTCCCGATGTACGGTGTGGAGGCTCAGGCGAAGATCGTCCGCATCGAGACCAACGTTCTCCTTGAGCGGTATGAGCTTATCACCGTGGGAACGGAGCAGACGACGGTGGCAGACACCATCGCATCTCTGCAGAACCAGACGCAGCAGCTGGCGGTGAACAGCGGAGGCAGCGGCGGAGGAGGCGGAGGATCTGACGTCCTCGCCCTGAGCATCTCCGGCAATGTCATCAGCCTGAGCCAGAACGGCTCGGTGGTCTCGTCCATCACGCTGCCGGTGTACTCGGGAGGTGTGGGATGAGCACGACAGTTTCCTATAATGGCTCGACGATAGCGGCCTTCACCAATACCACGAAGACGCTGCAGACGTCCGGCAAATGGATGGAGGACGACGTGACCATCACGGACACATCCTCCTCGCCGTCACTGCAGACGAAGACGAACATCCATCCGTCAACATCCTCGCAGACCATCTCCTACGACGTAGGATATGACGGCCTGAACAGTGTGCAGTTCAACGCGGTGGTACTGGCGAATCTCACGGCGGCCAACATCAAGAGCGGCGTGACCGTGAAGGTGGGCGACAGCACCGACGACGACTGCGTGGCATCCGTCACGGGATCCTATTCAGGCGGCGGCGGGACCGGCACGCTGATAAAGACGGTGTCTCTCGGCACGCTGTCCACATCGTCGACGTCCGCAACGGACACGGGCAAGACGATAGCGATGGCGTCCTCGACAGGATGGAGCAACTACGACCTCCTGCTGGTGGACATCTCGGTGGACAGTGTGACGAACGGCAGACACACGTCCAGCGTCGGCTTCGTGTTCCTGACAGGCACGTCAAACGTCAACACAAAAAACACCTATGCGGTGGGAAGCAACGTCTGGAACAGCAAGGTGAACTCCAGCGGAACGAAGTCCACGAGGCAGAGCAGCACGAAGTACGGCATCTACTCCAACGCGGCGTCGGTGGCGGACGGAACGCTGACCCTGACGGTGTACTACCGCTACAACTCCAACAACACGGGAACCATCAACAACGCATACACCGCTCGGGTGTACGGCATAGATCTTATAGACCTCATCGGGGGATAAGTATGGAACTTAACTTCGGGACCGTTACGGTCATTCTCAGTATCGTGGGAAGCCTTCTGGGCATCATCCAGCAGATGAAAAGCATGAAGAAGGCGCAGGAGGACGCTATCAGGAAACAGGCGGAGCAGCAGTCCTCGCTTGAGGCGAGACTGGAGAGCCTGGAGCGTTCCGTGGCTTCGCATAACCAATACGCGGAGAAGTTCGCATCGCTCACGCAGACCATCATCGAGATGCGGACCGACCTTCGCTGGATTAAAGATTCTTTAGACAAGTAAAGGAGCGCAAAACATGAGCGATTATTACATCAGGTCGTGGGATCCGGATTCCACCTATCCCGCGAACCCGCAGGAAGGCGACGTTTGCTACACCATCACGCTCGACCAGAGCTGGGCGCCTGTCGCAGGCGTGAAGAACGACAACCTCGTGAAAGAGGAAGTCTATCAGAGCGGCAACTGGGTCGAAGTCGGCGGAGGCGGTGGCGGCGGAGATTTCAAGACTGTTAACGTTACGGTGACGGCAGACGGTTACACGCAGCTCTATACTGGGAACGACGGCGAGACGTATGATTCGATGTTCGTCGATAACGATGGCTTTCATGTCGGAGTGACTATTATGGAAGATCCAGTCTCAACGAAGTTGGTGATGTTTGGTAACTCCGCAGCCTGCACGCTTTACGGCGATTTTGTTTCCGCGACCGGCGACGCTTCATGGGATTCCGAGAACTATGTTCTGACGATTACAGGCGACTGTTCTATCGTTCTTCATACAATCGACAGCTAAAGAAAAGGAGAATTAAATCATGGCAGTTACAAGAGCAGATGCAAGACAGTGGGACGAGCCGACCTTCTTCGGCCTGTCCACCGACCCCAAGCCCACCGGCTACGGCATCGGCGCGAACGCGCTTTTCTATGAACTCGACACGAAGGACCTGTACTATTACGACGGCTCCGCGTGGCACAAAGTCGGCGGTGACAGCTGAGGAGGTGCATCCATGAATCTTGCTATGGACCTCATCCGTGAGGCTCTCCTCGGCGGTGGAAGCGGAGGCGGAGGTGGTGGCGGATCATCCTGGGAGAAAATCTATACAGTAGAAAGGGCGTATAGCACGACAAGCACGTCTAAAACTCAGGAAGAAATATTCACAATAAAGGACACCATAAAAGCCCTGCCAAATACGTATATATGGATTCGTGTGAGAGATAAAGCCGGAAAACGCAGCGACTATTTTTATGGTACCGATTATCTGGCCTACAAAAATATCGCAACGGAACCAAATAACTCGTTTAATCTTGGCGGCTATGTTATGGTTTTAGGTGTCAACAGTTCAGGGTCTTATAAAGGGACAACTGGAGATTCCAGCGGAAACTATGTCTATGGTGTCTGGGGTGTAGTGGACGGAGACTGTAACATGCGGACATATACCAGGTACAATAACTCTTATGGCACGATTGACGGAACATATGTAATTGATGTGTATGCGCTCACTCCTCCGGATGGAGTTGTTATAGAGGTGTGAGGTGACCGCCATGCAACTGTCTAACCGCACGTATGACATCCTCAAGTGGATAGACCTCGTCTGTCTGCCGGCAATCGGCACGGCATGGGCGGGTCTGGCTCAGATCTGGAACCTTCCGTATCCTGACGAGATCCCGGCGACCATCATGGTCCTCTGCACGCTCCTCGGCGCGCTTCTCGGCATTTCTTCGGCGACCTACTACAAGCAGGTCAGCATCGAGATGCCGGAGGGCGAGACGGAAGTGGACAACAACGAAGAGGGAATGGGATGAACTTCATCTATCCGCTGAGCAGATACATTAAGATCACACAGACCTATCATTCCGCGCATCTCGGCGTGGACTTCGGCTGGAATGACGGGGCGTACAACCACCAGCCCATCGTGGCCATCGAGGACGGCTGGGTCGTCGGCTGCGCGGACGGATATGCGAACACATACCCGAACCAGCGCATCTACGGCAACTACGTAAACATCAAGCACGACGACAACTGGTTCAGCATGTACGGCCATCTGCTGAAGGGCCTGACGGTGAAGCTGGGCGACAGGGTCCGCAAGGGTCAGGTCATCGGCTACATGGGAAACTCCGGCTACAGCAACGGACAGCACCTGCACTTCGAGCTGCGGCACTTCACCAACACGAAGACGAACAGCATAGATCCGATGGAGTTCATCTTCGTCGAGGACCGCGGGATCTACGTCAACCCGGACAGCAAGGACCTCGGCAGGATCCGCTACAGGAAGACGACGGTCGGCACGCCCGTCGGCAGGATCCCCGCGCTGGAACAGGTGGAGATCCTCGCCAGCACACTGAACGGACGGCGGGAACCCGCGCTGGACGGTGAGCGCCTCGGCTTTGTCACGCAAGGCTTCTACAACGTCATCGGAAAAGAGCAGGAGGACGGCTTTCAGTGGTACCGACTTGAGCCGGATCTCTGGTGCGCCACCAAGGAAGGCGACTGGACGGTTCATTATGACCCGCAAAACACGGCCTATTTCAAGATTGTTTTTCCCAAGGTA